CGCCTCGACGTCGACGGCAATTTTCTTGACGTAGACCGCCTGGCCGCCCCATTGCAGCCGCAACTGTGCCTCCAGCTTGCTCACCATGTGGTCGGGCAACAGCTCGGCCCCCAGCAAGATGCGGGCCTCGTGGATCATCGCGCTGATGATGTCGTATTGCTCCTGAATCATCTAAATCCTCTGTTCGCCCAGTCGTCCGATGCGAATGGGCTGGTTGCGACGCGCGATTGGGGCGGCGCCTGCGTTGGTCGTGTGGCCGGCAGCGCCGGTGCCGCTGGCTGCACCGGCGCCGCCGGTGTGGTGATGGTCATTGGCGTGCTGAACAGGTCACTTATCGCTGGCTGCACTTGCTCCTCCAGCTGGTCCCAAAATTTCGCCGCCTTCTTCGCCAGCTCCAGGTGCGTTTCGAGCCATACCAGGTAGACCGTGCAATCCCAAGCCTCGACGCGTTTGCGCATCGCCGTCCAGCGCGATTCCTTTCCGTGGGCGGTAGCTCGCTCAACGCGAGCCTCGCCTGCCATTTGCTTGAAGAACTCATCGCTCGCGTCCTTTGAGAAGTGCATGTAGCCTGGTCCTTGCCGCTCGATGCCGAGACGGCCATAGATCAGGTCCTTGGCAAGGTTGGTGCCGACGCGCCAGAGCATCATCCCGCGCTTGCGGACCTTGCCGCGCCAGTCGATGTCGACGCGTGAAACGCCGTCCTTGATGTGTTTCTCCCGGCCGGAGCTGCCGCGTACCGCATAGACTTTTTTGTCCGCGTGGGTATGCACGAAGTCGTAGACGGCTTGGGTGTGGTGACCCTGCGTATCGATCGCCGTGGCATGGATTTTCAGTTTGGTGCCGGCGGCGTGCTGGAATTCCATCTCAAACAGGTACTCAGCGACGTCCTGCCAGACCTGGTCCTCGGACGGGTTGCCGTAGAAGATTTTGTAATCGACCTGCCAGGTCTCGCAGCCGCGTCCATAGGCGCGTACTGCGATCTCGATCCGGTTGTCCTGCGTGTCGCCGCCGGCGAGCAGCAGCAGTCCGCCGCGCGGCACAGTGCCGAACGTGTGCGGCTCGGCGCGCTCCTTCAACTGCTCGGCGTCGGTCTTCTCCATCTCCAACGCCCACGGCAGGCCCAGCGTGGTGTTGGTGAACGTCTTCAGCTTGGTGATGTCGCCGCTCTGCGCCTTCTCGAACGCCTCCAAGAATTCGTCGACCAGGTCGGCCCATGCCGCCACCGGGCTGTATGCGGTCCAGACGTGGAAGGCGATATGCTGCAGCGGCGCGATCACGGCGCCGGCCGCGTTGCGGAACACGCCGGTGGCGTCGATCGTGATGCTACCGTCGGCATTTTGCCAGCGGCCCAGTTCGGCCACGGCCAGATACTCAGCCTGCGTGATCAGGAGTGCACACTCTTGGTTCGGGCAAAGGTGGCGCACGGACGCCGGGTCGCCGTTGACCCACTTGAATCCGGTCGTCTCGTCCTTCTTGCCCCACGCCAGCGAGTGGAACTGGCCACAGCCCGGACATGGGATCGCGTATTTGAAGCGCTCGTCGGCCGCGTTGTAACGGTCCTCGATCAGCGAAAAGCCGGACAGCTTCGGCGTCGAGCCGGTGACCATCTTGGGGAAAGTGGCGCCCTCGACGCGTTTGCCGGCCAGCTTGTCCGGCGAGCCCTCTTTCTCGATGTCGCGCAGGAAAGCATCCAGCTCATCGAGGAAGGCGACGTCCACCGAGATCCGGCGATACGCGCGCGCCGCCGTTCCGCCGCGCGTGTGGAGTAGGCAGCCGAGGAATTTCTTTTGCGCCAGCGTGTTGTCCTTGTGGCGCGCCATGTGCGCCGGCATCGCCTTGGCCATCACCTTCACGTCGCGCAGCATGGTGTCGAGCTCGGTCTTGACGAACTCGTCGTTGTCGCCGTCCGTCGGTTGCCACAGCGCCTGGTTGCGGCGCTTGTGCTCGGCGAAGTAGCCGATCGCGGCCAGCAGGATTTTCGTGTAGCCGACCCTGGCCGACTTCATGAAGTCGATGAAGCGGATGTCGTCGTTGCTGATGCAGGCCATGATGGCGCGCTGGAACGGCCACGGCCGCCAGTCCTGCTCCACGTACGAGGATTCTTTCGACAGGTAGAAGTGCGCGCGCGCCCATTCCTCCAGCGTCATCGGGTCGGGCACACCAAAGGTGCCCAGCCCGCGCGCCAGCGTGGAAGCGAGTTCTGGCGACCGCCAGCCGACGACCTCGTACATGTTGCTCACGGGTCGATCTCCTCTTCCGTCGACTCGTCGATGTCGTCGCCATCGCCTGTGTCCTTCTCGCGCAGATCGGCCAGCGACATGGCGGCGACGATGTTGCGCACGCGAGCGATCTCGGCGCCGATGGTCGTGATCTCCTCGGCTGAGAGCGAAGGCACTCGCCGTCGGACGCCGCCAGGGATCGCTTCGAGCATCCCGGCGATCCGCGCGCCGGCCTTGGCCAGAACCTCCTCCAGCAGAGCGACGGGCGCCAACTCTTTCTGCGTGACCGCGTTCTGCAGCGAGACGCGGATGCGCTGCTCGCGCGCGAGCCCGGCGCGCTCTGTCGCCAAGTCCAGATCGCCGCTGGCGGCGCGGCCGGCGGCCTGCTCGCGCAGGTGCGAGCAATAGGCGTGCAGCACCTGCAGGCCGGGCGCGCTGGTGTCGAGTACGCCGCGTCCGACAAGGTTGCCGACGGCCTGCTGGCTGATGCCCACCAGCGAACCGAATTCAGCCTGTGTCATAGGCATGGTCAGGTCATAGTCCGACAATACAACCCCCTGAGAATGGGCCTGTGACTAGCGCGAAGTCAGGGTTCGAATTACCCCTGGTACTCGAGGCTGGGGAGTACCTTGGGGAAACGTTGCGCCTCGACATCTGTTGCCCCTGATGCATCGAAATGCGCCCCCGCCAGGTCGGCGCCACCGTCATCGCGCGGTCTCCTGCGCCTCGATGTAAGCCTTGGCGAACTCGCCGGCGAACTCGGTCTTGACGGTCTGCTCCACCACGTACTGGAAGTCGAACACTGGCTGATAGACGGCCGAACGCACGAACAGCAGCACCGGCCTGACGGCCGTGCCGCCGTGGAAGCTGATGCGTTGGTAGACGCCGAGCGGCAGGCGGTCGCCCGGCGTGCCGACGAAGTAGGCGAAGCCCTGCACGCGCTTGCTGCCGCGCGCCAGTCTGGCCTTGCCCTTGTCGGTCATGTTGGCCTTGTAGCCCATCTCAGGGAAGGCGCGGAAGAACGCGAGGATCTGCACGATCTGCCCCCTGCTCATGTTGCCGTAGGCGTCCAGTTTCGTACCCTTGCCTGGCACTGCGCGGTAGCCCACGGGCATCACGCCCGTCGCCGTCAGCGCGCGCTCGAAGCGCTTCAGCTCACGCTGCCCACCGCTAACCTGCGCGGCGAGGAACTTCGAAGCGGGCACGGCCTTGGTCGCATCATCCTTCAGCTTGACCTCGGCCTCAAGCCTGGAGGTGGTGGCAGGCCGCACATACACGCTGTTCAGCGTGTACGGCGTTGGGCTCCTAAACACGTCACGCATCTCGCGCACCTCGGCCTCTGCTGCAGCCTTGGCGGTCCGCGTCAGCGCCACCCTGGTGGCGAACCGCACCTGCTTCTGGCCCGCTGTACTCAGCGCAGACAGCGCTGCAACTGCCTCTCGAACATCAACGCTCATGACATCAATCCTTTTATCAAGCCGTTACAGGCGGAAGAGCAAACCCTGATCACTTGAAACCCGCATAGACACAAGTGTTTAACGGGGTTAACAGGGTTAACGTAGTGGTGGTTTCGCGTATGGGAATTATTCTTTGGTGCCGCCTTGGATTTGGCAAACCGCGCATTTATCGCGTGTATGCGCGTTGCCCCTGCAAACCCTGTTAACCCTGTTAAACCCGCATGGTTACAGCGTTTCAGCGCTACACCGTTGCGGCTTCCAGAGATAGCCCCTGTTAAATTAGGCGCGATCACGGTTCGCCTCCCGGATATCTGCGAGGTTGCGGAAAGTCTCCACCTGCTTTTGCAATGTGTCTGTGCTATCGCTGTCGACGTGGAAGACGGTCAGCAGCTGCTTCTTGCGAGTGCCCAGCTGCACCCATTGGCGGCTCTTGGGTATGCGCTGCGCGATCAACTCCGCGAACTTGGTCAGCGATATGGACCGGAATC